GCATCTTTATACAATAACATTTTTTCTTTCCAAGTATCAATTTTAAGTAAATCCGCTTGTGTTGAAGGATTTGTAAGACCTAATGTAAAGTTCGTTAATTCATCTTCAAAACCCAAGACAAACAAGTGAATAATTGCAATTTTGTTTAATTCTTGAATCATTGATTTTTGGATTCTGTTGATTGTACGTGCGAATCTAATATCCTGTAACGCCAAATTTTTACCGTCCCCAACCGCTTCTTCAAAACCTAAGAACGCTTTTGGTACACGAAGTGCCGTAACTAATTTTTTCTGAATATATTCAATATCCGCAATTTCAGAAAGGTTTTGAGCTCCTGCCAATGTCTCAATTGGACTTGTTTGTGCTGGGTCACGAACAGGGATAAAGAAATCTTGGTCAACCGCCATTTGGTTCATACGCAAATCAACGTTACCTGTTTTTGGGTCAACAACTTGGTCACGTTTAAACTTATTGGCAATTCTTTGGATATATGGTTCAACATCCTTGTCATCCATATTTCCAACAAATATTTTAAATACCCTTCTTTCAGGTGCTCTTGATGTTCTATAAATCAACATCGCATCTTCAGAAAGTAAAAGTTGTTTCCAAACCCTTCTTGCTTTTTCCAACATAGAAGTACCATAAGGAAGTTTTCGGTCATCACCTAATAATCTGAAGTGAGCAACTTCCCAAGTATTAAATTCCATGTCTTTTACTTTCCAAACAAATTTCAAAGCTCTTGCGTCTTCAGAAGTGTTATGTGCTGGCTTAACTTTCATACCCCTTTCTAATCTTTCGATTTCGATATTTGGTAATTGTTGACAACCAACAATACCTTTTTCAGGGTCTAATTTTAAATAAACAAAGTTATCACCATACTTACATGTGTTTCTTGTCCACATTGGTAAGTTTGTATTAATATCTAATCTATTATTAAATAAATCGGCTAACACACCTTTAATACGAGATGATTCAGAATAAATTTGTAAAATAAAACCATCTTCATTTGTTGTTGTAGATTCCTCGGCATATATGTCCAAAGCAGTAGAAATCTCAGGTGTATATTCCATCGATTCGTAATCATAATATGATGCCAATCTTGTTGGTTCATAATAGATTGCTTGTGTATAAAGATTGTTTTCAATCTTTGCCCATTGTTGTCCTAAATAATAACTTTGTTGTGCTTGAAGTTTTTGTTTTTCAAACTCTTCCTTATTATCAGTTTTAAGAAGTTCTTTTTTGTCGAATTTGTATATTGGTGGCTGTTGGCTCAGTGTTGAGTCAGGACCAAAGACTCTTGTAAGTCGTTGCCATACGGTTAAATTATCTGCCATTATCTATTAATTATAATTCATTTGGTTTATGAATAAAGATTTATCTTCTTCCTCCACCGAATAACCATAAATACTTTTCATAATCACTTTTTGTCGGATTACTACCAAATCTATCGCCATAAGAACTTGGCGACATTACTGGTATCCCAGGATTAAAATCAATTAATGATTTTTGTGTACTGTCATTATGAACTTCCCATGAGTTCAATAATGCCTTGGTTTGTTCAGTTACTTTTTCTAGTTGATTGTAGGCGTTTTGTCCAACGTATAATGCCATTGATATTGACATAATTAAATCATCATGATGACCTTTCATGTGGTCTGGCCTACCATTTATATATACAAATGTGTTCATTTCACCCAACAATCTTGGTGAATATACTTTAAATCCATGTCTTAACGACTCTTCAAATGCTGATATAATCTGAACACGTTTAGCATTAAAATTAATTCCTGGAATTTTTTCCATTGCTTTAGGATTATAATCCCATACATTTGCATAATTAACACCATCAACATAAAGATTTTTATATCCCATTTCTTGTAGTTTTCTTGATGTTGATACACCCATACCACCTGTAATATCGACAACAATTAAAGAGTCATAATATACCGCCCATTTATATGCGATTTCAGCCGCAACGTCAGGTGGGATTTTACCAAGGTATTCAGCAACTTGTTCTCTTTCGTCAAAATCAACAACTTGAAACGATGTGTAATCTTCTGAATCACCTCTTGAAACGTCAATACCCATAATGTATCTGTGTCCGACTTGTGGTTCTTTCCAAATCCAAAGTTGATTTTGTACCATTTTGGATTCTGGTTGACATACCATCTCAGTTCTTATTTTTTCAATAATTTTACTATCTATAACATTATCACCTGAACCCAAGAAATTACATTCTAATTCCTGTGATATTTTTCTTCTATCAAACTTTAATTTTTTGGCCATTTTTTCAAACCAATCAGAATGTGGTTTGTAACCTTCATCCATTAGTTTTTTAAAATCGTCATAATTTCTTTCATTGTGTGGGACACCCTCATAAGAAATTGTTTCTAAATCTTTGTATTCGTCCCTATTGAGATAATAATGAATAATATCTTTAACTTTAATGAATTGTAAGTCTTTGGTATATCTTGGGTCTCTCCACCAATACATTTCAGTTATTTTAAAGTTATTCATCCCCTTAATTGATTGGTCATAGATTGGATAATAAATCGAATCATAACCATTCGGAGTTGAAATAACTATAACTTTACCACCTGTTGAAAGTGATGCCATACAAGCTGCCCAAAAGTCGTCACCCGCCTCAATGTAAGCAGCCTCGTCAAATATTAATACGGTAGGGGTATAACCACGAAGTGCGTCATTAGATGTTGCAACCGCTTTAACCTCACAACCATTCGTTAGTTTCCAATGGCGAGCAGCATTTTTTTCACTTGAGAAATCAATTCCCATCCAATTTGGCCACTGTTCTGTAAATTGTTTAATTTTGTTTGCAAATTCGACAGACGTGTCCAATTTGTTGGCAATGATAAGAATCTTTTCAGGTTTTTCTTTTTTTGCAAATACTAACTTTTTTGATGTCCACGCGGCTGTTACTGTAGAAACACCTGCTTGACGATATTTTAATGCGATGTTTTCTTCGTATTCATCGTAGTCATTAACAAGTTGTATTTGGTCTGAAAATAAATCTAAAGGTACAAAACGTTGTACCGTGTTGTCATATGTTTGAAGATATGTTCTTAATGCATAAGGTGTACTCTTGACACATTTTGCATATTCAATAAGTGCTTGTTCTCTATTTAAGCTCATTAAATATAAATATCCCGAATTATCCCTTCGGTTTATCTATACCAAAATCATCTAAAAATGATAAGTCAATATTATCGTCATCATCGTCATCTGATGGTGGAAGTGTTGGCATATCCTCATCGTCATCATCTTCATACGAATCAAAACTTCCTAAAATTTCTTCCAAATCCATCTTATTTAAATCATCAATTACCGTATCGGCAATTTCTTCCATTTCAGAATATGCGGATTGGTCACCACTATTAATTCTTTGAGCTAAAGAAATAAATCTTCTTTTTGGTATTTTAATCATTTCTCTAAAAACAAGTCCTTGAACTGTTTTCATACCTTCCTCATCTTCAAATATCTTAGCAGGTAACGCTTCTCTTAGTTTCTCCCAAAGATATGCACCTATGATAATATCAAAAATTTCATTTACCGCAGTATCTGCAACACCTCTAACCATTTGAGCTTGTACTGGGTCTTCAGGTAGTGAAGGCGCCAAAATAATATCTTTATAACCTTTTAATAATTCGTGAACCAAAATTGGAAATATAACACCTCTTGCTTTAACAATTAAATTACCTGTTTGTTCTCCGTTTTCATCTTCCTCAAACTCAACTTCTTCATCACCACCAAATCCTTGACCTGACGCTGAAATCTGTTCTAATGTTTCAGGTGGGAACATCCAATAAAGATAATCATTCATAGCCATCAAAGCACCATATTTGTCTGTAATTCCTGGCTCCATTTCTTCTAATCTTTCTCTTACTAATTCAAACATGTAGTGTCCTTTTTTGGCAAATCCTTGGGATATTGCATTAAAGAATCTACGTCTTGCAACCATGTAATCAAAGTTTTCAAACGCATCTAAAAATTCATCCACATCTTCACCATGCGCTGCAAATGCTTGTTCAATATCTTCAGATGAAAATTCTTCAGATGTTTTTTGAAGATTTGGATTTACAGGACCTCCTATTGGCATGAACTTCGCGTCAAATTTAATATAACCTCTGTATTTCGGGTCTAACAATTCGTTTTCAGCCAATTCTACAGCCATATTTTCAAGTTCTCTTTCCCTTGAAGATTCAAATCTTTTGATGTCACCCAAGGTTCTCATCATAGTCATTTGAAGACCCATAAGGTCTCTTGGTGCATTTACACCCAAATATCTTTGTAATTTTCCAACAACATCTGAAAATCTTTTTGTTGCTGCTTTTTCTTCAAAAGACTGTCTCTCATTTTCTTTCTTTTTTGGTAAGAATGGACTGTCTGAGTATGGAGTATCACCACGTTCAATTTTTGATTTTAACTGAGGGTTCATTCTAAAACCTTCAGGTTCATCTATAGGTGCTTCAAATATACGATTTCTGTTTTTCATTATTTTAAATTATAACCTAATTTAGTGAAAGTATCAAAACTTAACCATTTTGGTACTCTACCTTTAGGACCTGGCTTTTGAGCTGGTTCTATTTTAAATGGGTTTTTTCTACTTGGTTTTTCTTTTTCCTTTTCTTTTTCCTTTGTTCTTTCAGGTGCTTTAGCAGGTGCTGCACTTCCAGCTTCACCTAATTCACCTTTAGGACCTGGCTTTTGTTCAGGTTTTATTCTAAAAGGATTTTTTGTTTTTGGTTTTTCCTTTTCTTTAGTTTTTTCTTTTTCTTTTGGAGCAGCTTCACCAGCACCCTTAGGACCTGGCTTTTGAGAAGGTTCTATTTTAAAAGGATTACCAGGTTTTTTCTTTTCTTTTTCCTTTTCTTTAGTTCTATCAGGAGCTTCCTTAGTTCTTGTTGAGGATTCGATTAATTCCATGAGGTCTTTTTTACTTATTGACTCAGGTATATACTTTTCAACTAACTTTGTCAAGCTTTCTTCAAGTTTTTTTACTGATTCGGCCTTTTCAGGTAACTTTTTAAAGTTTGTTTTATCTGAAAATTCTTTAGCCCATTTACACCATTTTTCTTTAGCTCTTTCACTTTTTGAACTATTGCATTTCCACCAAAAATATTTTTGTTGTCTTTTAGATTCAAATCTTTCATTTAATTCTTTATCAGAATCGTCATCCATACCATCAGGAGCCATTTTTTGATGTGGTGTTTGAGTTATTTCACCAGCGCTTGGGTCTTCAACATCCATTTCAGTATCTTCATTAGTCACAATTAAACCACCTTGTTGAGTTGGTTTAACTTCTTTTCCGCCTGGCATTGCCAAACCTTTTTGTGCCATCTGTTTTACTTCATCAGGTGTATATTCCATACCTGTTGTTTGAAATGGTCTTGCTTCAACCAATCTATTATACAATAGATTTACTTGAGACTCCGATAAACCTCTTAATGTATTATAACTGAACCCTTCAGTTATTAGTTTTTCTATTTTTGAACCTATGTTAGACATGTGTTAAATCTTTTTCTATTTTTAATACTATATCTCTTTCGTATAGTTTATCGATTACTTTTTCTTCTGTGTCACCAAAATGAAAAACTAATCGTGTTTGGCTTTCATCATAATATTCGTTTTCTATATCTTCCCACGCCAACGCAATTACATTATCCACTGCGTCATATATGGAAAAAAAGTCAGAGTTTTGAATGACGTTTAATTTTATTTTGTCATTTTTCAAAACACCGACTTTAGATATAAAATCAATGTGTGGTGGTTGGGGGTTTCCTCCTGCTGGAGATGAATCCCAACCCTCACCATCTATTTCGTTTTCTGTTGAGAATATAAACTCGTAAAGATTATCACCTTTAAAGTTTGGACCCAACTCGTTTACAAAAACTAACTTATTCATAGAATTTCACCTCTTGGAGAAACTTTGATTTGTTTTCCATCATTTTCAAAAACCAAGTTTTTTAAATTGGTCTTACCAACAAACTTAGCGTTTTCATTTTCACTTAAGATAAATTCTGCAGTTAATTCTTGTTCTATTGTTTCGGAAAGTTTTTTAATTTCATCAATTACACCAACTTTGTTGATTTTTCTTTTGATGAAAGTTTTTACTTTTTTCTTTTCACTTTGTTTTTTTTCTTCTTCAGTTATTACGAAATATTTTGATAAAATTTTATCAACTTTAGATTCTGTAAATAACTCATCTAAAAATCTTCCGTGTTTGTGACTTGATTCACCTACCTCAGGTTGAACAGACACTTCATCTGAACCGTCAGCACCTAAATCTAAAGGAACTTCGTCTGTTGTTGCTCCCATAGCTGGCTCCGACATATCCATAGATTCGTCACCCGTTTCCTCACCTTCAATTTTACCAACAATTTCTTCAATATCAGTATCCTCTAATACTGATAAATCTAAAGCAGATAAAACAGAATTTAAAACGTATTTAACGTCTTCAGGTGTCATTTCGTTTTCATCACCAAAAGTTCTTAATTTTTGACCTAATTTTCCTGTAAGTTTTTGAATTGTTTTAAAAGTTACCTCTTCTCCTTCGTCACCCATATCACCCATTGGTTCAGTTCCCATATCACCCATTGGTTCAGTTCCCATATCATCCATTGGTTCAGTTCCCATATCATCCATTGGTTCAGTTCCCATATCATCCATTGGTTCAGTTCCCATATCACCCATTGCAGGTGCAGATGGTTCAGGTGCTGCTGGAGGTGTTGGTAATTCAGCCGCAGGTTCTGATGGTGCCGCAGGTATCTGTTGTTTTGGTGTTTTTAATACAAACTTTTTTTCTTCACCAAACAATTCAGTACCATTAATATTTTCATTAAGTCTATTTAATTCACCAGCCAAAAGATTTAATTTCTTAAATGCTTGTGAATATGACTTCATATACTTTCTATTAGCCATTGGTTCTACATAATCCAAAGAAGATTCTGTCAAACCTCTTTTAAGAATATATCCATTTTTTTCATTAACAATTCCATAAACATATCCATCTGCTAATGTTCTTGTATATGAAGTTGTTTCATTAATATTTATTTCTTCTTTAGGAGCTTCACCGTATCTTGCAATTTCCATCC